TCAACTTTGATCATGGAGCTCCGGCTCCAACCCACCCTCGATCGCCTTCGGTTCGGCGGGGATATACGGCAAAGGATTCCGATCGTAAGACGCGGCGGCCTTCGCCCATCGCCTGCACCAATCCTCCGTCGTCGGATTGATCGAGAAAATCGCGGAGGGACTGAACAATTGTGAATGACTGAACTCAGCCTGGTTCTTCGGCACATCGACCTGGATCATTACGTTGACGCCGACTTTGCGAGTAGTGACCCTCCCAGCCACTTTGGTATGGCCGAAGATTTCAACCAGCGCCCAGCAATCGATATTTTCCGCACCGGGATCAGCCAGAGTTTGAGCTTCAATGTTCATTGAGTTTGGTCAGTTATGGGTTGCGGATTGCCTGATGCCGCGAAAGTTTTCACCACCTCACCGGCCTTCACTCTTCGATTGGCCTCGCTCAACGCTTCGTCGTAGGTGAGAGCTTCAATGCCGGGCATTACCGCCACAACAGACGGAGAACCCATTGCATCGATTTGATCCGCCATGTTGAACGGCTTCACAACGACCCGGCCCCAGCGATTCACATATCCAAGGAACAAACTCATGCCGCCTCCTCAGCCGCCTCCTCCGTCGCATCATTGAGCAGCGCATTGACGATTTTATCTACCTCCGAGTCGGTGGGCTTGATCACGACCACATCACCCGTTTCCTCGGCCGTGCAGCCGATCTTCTTCAGCTCAGCCACGCTCAATTGCAACAACGCCTTGGCGATCGGCTTACGCGACGTCTTCACCAACAAATCGAGCTGCTCGGGGAAATGCTTCTCGACCAGCTTGGCCACCTGCTCATCATCCTCCCAATCCACCGAACCAGAGCTCTTGCGGAACCCGACCTTGATCCCATGGAAGACAGCCGTGCGCGGCTTATCGAACAAGCCCGGCGCCGATTCGATCGCGGCCTTGAGCGCGCCATGTTTATCCGCGCAGCGAGCGACCAGGCGTTTGATATCGGCCAAGTGCTTGCGCTTGGCGTTCTCGATCTGGAGATTTAAGACACCGACAACGTCGGCCAACTCGTTGCGCACATCAGCGAACGCTTTGGTGAGAGATTCGATTTCTACAATGGTCATTGGGTTTGTGGGTTAGAGGTTTGGGCAAATCTGTGGAAAACGGCGACTCTGAGGAGCTCGCCCTGGTTGATAGAACTTCAAGACGACGCCCAGCCGGCGGGCGGCATCACGCACCGAGCGGAGATCCAGCCAGGCGACTTCGCCGGAGACTTTATTCCAAGCCGATATGACCTGCGGTTCCTTCTGGCAGAACGGCCCTTGGCAAGAGCAGTCCATGCACTCTGCGAACCATCGGCGGTTGGTGTCGGTCGCGTCGAGTGGCGGGCACGGTTCCCACTCCACGGTTATTCGGGTCGAGCCACAGAACGGGCACGGAAGCGGGCTAACCACCGGATGCAGCGAACCCGGCGGAGCCGGTTTGGTCGTATTCATACTTTTGTTGCGCCGGGTCGCTGATCCGGAGCGTTCAGTGGCCTTTGTCGTGGCATTGTTGATCCGGAGCGTTCGCCTCGACCAGCTTTGCCGCCGTGGCAAAAGTTTCCGAGCGCAGCGCATGCTCGCGCGCGAGTTTTTCCTCCTCTGGCCGTTTATCCACCGGGCCGACCAGCGCCCGCAGCGCCGCCTGTTCAGCCAGCGTTTTGAACCGCGACGCTTCCCCCTTCAACTTGAGGGCTGGTTTGATCGTGGAAACTTTCATCGATAGCATTTCCGCAGTTCCTCCTCCACAGACTTTGGAAACGACTCGCGCTCATAAAACACCTGCGCGCCTGAGGAGAAGATCATATTTGCCAGCTCACCAAACGTCAGAGTCTTGGCCAGGACATCCTCGGTAACGGCGAACCCATTCGCCTTGCGCTGTTCAACGATATCTTTCCTGATACCCGAGAGTTTGAAATAGAGCGCCTTCCCGGTGCTGCGCTCAATCGTCAGTCTGTACGCGGAATAAACCGACTCCTCCAATTCATGGTTCAGCTTTCCTTCGGCTCTGTGCGGGGGCAAGCCGCTAATGTGAAGCTCAATGGTCATGCCGCCGCGGACGCTCTCGCCCTGGTAGGCAAATTGGCGATCCTCAGCGCCCGGAAACAACGGCCCCGAATGCGTTTCATTGTTCCACTGATCCTTTTGGATCTTCAGGTTCATTGCCCGCCCTCCTTGAGCGACTCCGCCCAGGCCACGGCGACGGCTGCCACTTGGATCAACTCATTGTAAAGCCGCTCGCGCTCCGTCGCATCGCCTTGGAGCTCGGCGGCGACCTCGCCCACCTCCTCCATGAGCACCGGCAATTTGCGCAACTCTGGCACTTTCGGATCAGCGCAAGTGAACGGCAGCTCCCCATCACGCACCAACGCCTCCTGCCGGCCACGTTCATCAAGAATATCCTCCATGATCGCTTGCCGCCTCAGAACGTCAGATTCGATCCAAGCCGCAATCTCAGGAGTCATCGACCACCTCCAATAAAAACCTGTGCGGCACAAAACTGGTTTCCGACCCAGCTTCGGGGGCAGCGCGCAGTCATGGAGCATGGACTTGCGGCCATGAGCGCGCCTGGGGCTTGTGGGCGCCCCGGCCCGCAGGCTGTTCCTTTCCTGCCGAGACTACCGACTACCTTCTCGCGGTTTGTGCCGCACAAAATCGACAACCCACAACCCACAACTGACAACTTACGATTATTCACTTCGCCTCCTGCTTCATTCGATTCGCGATCGCGACCACATCACAGAAATGCCGCCAGGCAAACCGCTCCCCGCGTTTGGCGGCGAGCTGCGACGCCCGCGCCAGGAACCTGGTATATTTGCCCAAGCCAAACTCCTTGCCGATCCAGCCCACCAACTCCGCCGCCTCACCCGCGGGCGCCCCCAGCCGGTAATGCCCCGCGATCAACTCCAGATCCTTCGCGCTGGGCACAGGCTCAAGCTGCAACTCCAAAATACCCCGTTTACGGAGCTGTTTCAGAGACTGTGCAAACTCACCCTGCTCCAGCTCATGCCGGAATACATTCGTGCCGCAGAGCACCAGCCCACAGCCGGAGATTTCCTGCATCTGGCGGAGAACGCTGAGGCACCGCAGCCGCGAATCGCGATAATAGGAAATGAAAATCTCATGCACCTCATCGATGATCAGCAACTTCGAATCATCCAGGAAATTCGTCACCCGCTCACGCAACACAGCGAAGCTGGTCCGCCCCGTGATATGACATGCATCGCCGATCGCCTGGATCAACCCCTGCACACCCGCGCTGGCCGGCGTAAGCACATATGGCGTATTCCCATGATTATTCCGCCGGGCAACCTCTTTGAGCGCCCAAGACTTGCCGATCTGCGACTCCCCATAAATCATCGAGATCGACTGCATCACCAACGTCTCGCGGCACAACCTATCGATCCGCTTGAACACACTTGTTTCCACGAAAGGCAACCGCCGCAACGTCGCCCGCTCCTCAGCCAGCGCCTTGAAATGCGCGATCCGCTCGCAGATGCCATCCAGCGGGATCAAATCCCCCGCCTTCGCGTGATTGGCCGGGTACCGGTACTTACCCGTCCATACCCGATAAAGCGTCGTGACACTCAGCTTGGAATTCCCCTCCAGATCCTTCCAACTCCAACCCTGCTCCTTGGCCCAGGCGAAAAGCCAACGCACCAAGCTCCGCTGCTCCTCCGGATAATCAGCCGTCTTGATCGTGACAGTATCACCGCTCAAATTGATCTCACGCGGCCGATCCTGATCCCGCTCAGCCGGCGGTGAATGCCCCCGCCGCGCCGGCACCTCGACATCCTCCAACTCCAACACCGCATTACGTTCTAAACTCATAAATGTTACAACTCCTCCAAAGCCCGCAACTGATCCTCCGCCAGCGAAACCTCCTCGCTGTGCGAACTCACCGCTTCAGGCAAATCATCCAACGTCGCGCTCGATGTCAGCGCCGGCGCTGGCGAGGGGTGTTCTCCACCTAACAAGGTGGCGTTCTGCCGGCGCCTGGCCAACTCCGCCCGCACGATCGGCGCGCCGATCCGTTTCGCCTCCTTCAATGCAAGCGCCTCGATATGCGCCTGGCGCCCGAACGCCCGCTCCAACCCCGCCACATCATCCGGCCGCGTCCGGCCGTAACGCCGGCACACACCGAGAAACCCGTTTCTTGCGTCATAAACGAACGCCCGATCCGCCATGAGCGGATTCACCCGCACCAAGAACTTCTCCCCATCTCGCAACAACCGCTCCGACCCGTTCCCATCCCGGACAATCGCTTCATAAACCACCTCCTCATCCGGATCGATCAACGGCTCAGCCCAGGCCAACAGACTATTGCGCACCGGCCGCTCATGGCCGTCGAGTGCCCCGAGCACCTCCGCCGCGGCCGCCAATGGGAGCCGCACAAAATCACGCCGTCCCCCCTGCCACACCTCGAACGGCGAAAGCTTGCGCTCCCGCGTCAGATTCGGAACCAGCCCGATATAATCAGCGATCCGCCTCTGATCCTCCATCGGCAGCGCCTCCAGTGCCGACGCCGGCAGAAAATCCACATGCGGCGACGGCCGCCATTCCTGCGTGATCAACCCCGCCCCGCGCCACCCCTCCAGGTCATGCTCAGTCCGGCCATTGATCCGATGACAGACCGAATTCACCAGATCGATCGCCTCAGCCAACGGTAAAAAATCCAACACCAACCGGCGCGCCACGTCCGCGGGCAACCCCTGAAACGCCACGATCAAATCATTATTATGCCGCTCCCGCCCGGCCAATTCCTCCGGGCAATTGAGCCGCGCATTACTGCCCACCTGGCCGCGGAACAACACCTGATCATCCGTCCGATTCCCGAGCAGATTGAAGAAAGACTCGAGCTGCGCCTTGAACCGGAAATTCCCACGCGCCGCCGAATCGAAAAACCCGGCAAACGCCGGCGCCTTACTCGTCGCCCCCACCTGCACGACGATCGCCCCGCCCGAATACCGCGCAAAAATCTCCGCCTCACGCTCCCGGATCCGCGCCGTGCCACCCTCGCAAATGAGCGTCGTGCCCGCGCGCCGATACCCTTCCGTGCAGAGCACGTGCGTCGTGAGCCAAAGCATCTCCTGCTCCTTCAACCGCTCCTGTATACCCGTGATTTCATTCTCGAGCGCCGGCTTGAACCCCCTCGCGAAATTGCACGCACTGAAAAGATCCAGAACGAAGAACGACAGCAATCGCGACCCCTCGCGCGCCCCCGGCGTGTTCACTTTGAAATCCAGCCATTTATCATCGAACAGATAATACTGGCCCACCTCCAGCCCCGCGCGCGTGCGCGGGATTTGAGGCCGAAACTCCGCCGCCGCTTTCGGCCCGATGTTAATGAGCTTCTGTTGGTAGTGCGTGGGCCGTAACCTCACGAGATTGGAAAAAGTCCAACCCTTCGGAAGATCAGTCTTTGGATCCGCCGGAGGACAAGACAGATAACCAGGGATCGCCGCCGACTCATCCCCAGCGCGCCAGCGCCGCCACTGATCCACCAGCTCCACATGCGCCTCGAGCGCTTTGCCGCGTTGCTTGCGCGCGCAGAGCGACTGAAAATATTCGATCGTCGCCACCGGCACACGCACCCTATCCTGCTGCCAGAGCTTGCCCGCCTGCGTCCGATCCACCAGCAACCGCCAATCACCGGCGGGAAATTGCGAGTTACCCCGTTTCAACAACCAATATTTGCCATACAGCACATGCGCCGTGAGCCCGCGCTGATGGCCGAGCTTCTCCGCCAGAGCGCGACAAGTCTCCATTTTCAGTTTAGGCGCCGCGGCATCGATGACGTCAAACGCTTCCAGCAAAGCCAGCACCTTCTCGCGCACACGCGGGCGCAACTTCGAGAGCAACTCTGGATCATTTCGGATGGGTAGCGCGGGCGACTCGCCCGCCCCGCTCGGCGACTCGCCGAGCGGAATCGTTGCGCGCGAGAAAGATTCGGGCTTATCGTTCATCCTCTCCTCCCCTTATTCGCGAGTTTGATCGCCTCACCCAATTTGATTCTGCGGCCCTCAAGCTGCGCGAGCTGCGCGCGATCCGCATCGAGCAACGGCAACCGCGGCGGATTGCCATCCTCACCGATCAACTCCTCCATCGCGCGCATCAGCGCATCGATCTTCAAGCCCACTTCCTCCCGCCGGATCATGGCCGCTTCTTCAGGCGACAACATCTTCGCGACGCGGCCGGAGATTTGGTATTTGGCGAATTCGGTCAGCAACTTCGATGGCACCTCACGCCGTCCAGGCACAATGCCATCCGTGATCAATTCCACGTGGAACTCCCACATCCACTTCTCCCACTGCTTATCGCCGATGCCAGGCCGCCGGACGATCGGCTCGCCGTCATGCTCATCAGCCGTCTTGAATTCCAGGAAAAGTTGGCGCGCCGTTTTGCCCTCGATCAGCGATCGCATCTTGGCCGCCAGCGGCCGGACTAACTCAGGAAGATCCGCGGGGTCTTTGAGGATCAATTCCCCGCCCTGGGCAAATGCGCAACGCTTGCGCATTTGAATGTAATCCTCGACCAGAGACCCGCAAGCATACAGAAGTCCCTTGGTGATAGCCATATAGTGCTGCGCCGTCCGCCATGGGATATCCGGGCAATGCTCCTTTATCCAGGGGCCAAACTCGCCGTGTTTGAGACCCTCCTTGACCTCGAACGCGTACAATCCGAAGGCGACGAACCGGCAGAGGGCCGCCTGCGCATCGCGAAACATCTCCGTCAAACGCCTGGCGACCTGGTCATCGCCCTCCTTGCAAACAGGCAAAAACCCGTTAGATTCGCGGTGTTGAGGGGGGAGCTGCTTGGTCTCGGTCTCGTCTGGCGGACGTTTTCCTGAGAAACCGGTGGCCTCTCCTTTGCGTCGATCAAGAACCATTATCCTCCGTGGGTTGTGGGTTGTCGGGCCCAGGTTGTACGGCCGTCGAAGATGATGCTGTTGCCGCTGCCGACTTCGATGATCTGCGCCGGGCAGCGCGTGGTGGCGCAGGCCTCTCCTCTGCGAACTGTTTCCGGATACTTGCCGGGACTGAGTCTGCACTGCTCCCCTCCGCCCAATGATCCGCATTCGGGTTTTTCTCCTCACGCTCGAGCATCTTGCGCATCCGATCGCGCCGTTCGGCTTCAACCGCTGCAGTCCGATCTGCGGCATGCGATTTCCAGATCAAATAATCCTCCAGCATAGCCAGCTCTTGGATCTCATCCGCAGACCGCTCCTTAATCGATCGCAACATCGACACGCGCGATTCAGCCAGGCCATCTGAATTTTCTTCAGACTTCATGGGCTCAATGGATCCGTGTTAATCCGTGAAATCCGTGTCTTCATAGCGTCCTCCCCTTCAGCAACTCCACCACACTCTCCCGCGTGATCTCCGGCGAGCCACCCGGCCCCACCCGGCACACACTCCGCGGCGCCAGCTTCAATTCACCAGCGGACAAAAGGTTGAGCACATGCCCGGAAGACACATTGAAAAGGCGCTGTAACTCCGTTGCACGGATCGGAGGCGATAGGCGCTGGGCGATAGGCGATAGGGGCAGCAACTCCCCGATCACCTCATCCATCGATTCCGGTTCACTCGGCTGCGACCCTGGCACCAGGTGACACGTCACCGACCTGGCCCACACCCGCACGAACGCCTTGTCACCTGTGGCGCGCAAATTCCACGCCCAACGCAACTGCCCATCCGCGATCAGATCCAGGACATCATCCTCACTCACATCGAGGATGGCCTTCACCGACTCCATCCCGAGCATCGGCCTGATGAAGAGCAAACGCGACCCATCGCGCGCGCGCAGATCCAGCCGCCGTTGAACTGGAGTAGTCATGAGAAAACCTCACCCGCTGAACGCAAATCAGAGCCCGGCCGCCTTGAGCTTTTCTCAATCGCGCCGACCAGCGCTGCGAAAGTGGTTGGGTTCATTTATTCGTTCCAATTCGCGGGCGGCTCAGGCGCTTCCACAGGCACACGTTGGACATCATCCAGCACATGGCGATTGAGCGCTTCGACCCATTCCAAAGTCTCCAGAGATTTCTTATCCGTTAACAACGGCTGACAGCGCCAATGATCGCTATCGGGCTCCACCTGGTATTCCATCACCTCAGCGATTCTGCGCGCGTTTACGATCCGCATCCGCTGCAATTGATCCAGCGCTTTGCTGATCTCGCTGCGATCCAGCCCGGTTAAATCGCAGAAGACCCGCAGGCGATTGATCTTCACCGACTCGCGCCCCATTCCGAAACTCAGCTCCAGGATTATGCCCCCAACGATCCGATGCTGCTTGTTCAGGTCGAACCGCCACATATCCCGGCGCACGATCGACGCGACCTGCAGATATCGCGCCACCAAAGTTGGCTGCTCAGCCGTGGGCGGCATGGGAGGCGTCTCGGCGGTGACCGCATCGGTTAACTTTTCCTGCATCCGATTCATCGCTTGATTCGCTCCATGTAAAGAACCGCCAAATACCCGAGAAAAAAGACGACCATGAACAAGACCAGACCGAACACATTCCACGGCAAAATCGAGCCCTGCACCCAAGCGCCGATCAGCACGAAATTGAAGCTCACCATCCGTGAAATCAGTGTCTTCATTTGAGCATCCTGGAAAACAACTTTTCGACCAGGCGCGAGTGCCGGCGCCTGGGCAACCATGATTTAGCCACCGCCTCGATCAACCGGATCCAGCGCAGCAACCCCCAGGTCAACAACCCGGCCGACAACAACAACCCAAAAGCCATTTCCAAAGTCATGCTCAGTTGAACCCAAAAAATCTGATAGCACACAGGAGCCGTTTATCTGCGCCATTGACGAACGCCACCCCTATCCCGCGCGACGGCGGAATCGCAATCTGAACACAGACCAGATCCGCCGGCACCGCCACCACATCGCCCTGCTGCTTGCTGATGAAGAACAGCGTCCGGCCATCCTTCACCCAATCAACCGGGGCCGTGCATGGGATTGGAAAAGTCATTTGGACAGGGCGGCACCGGCGTCTCGCCGGTGACTCATATTTCCCGCCCTGGCCGCGCGCAGCCAGGCGCTGCGCGGGCCGTGGTGGGCTGGGGTGCGGGTGGTTGTCGCGCTTCGCGGTGAGGGAATGCCCGACCAGCAAGGTCTTGGCTGAGAGAAAATCCAGCGAAAGTCGTACTGGCCCGGCTGAGTCAACCGGGCCTGATTGATCGCCGACTCCTTACCCCAGCCAAAATCAACATCAGGCAATAGGCGATGGGCGATAGGTGATAGGCCCATCCGTGTTGATCGGTGAAATCCGTGTCTCATCGTGAGCCCTTCCAATTCTTTCGCGTCTCAGCGCGATGCTTGCGCAGCTCGTTCAGCACGTTTGCCTTCATCTCATCCACACGCGCCTGATTAAGCCGGCGGACCTGTTCCCGCCCGCGCGCGTATGCGCGCGCCAACCCGCGAGCAGCCAGGCCGCCACTCATCGCGCCCCCTTCCCGGCCGACTGCGACGTCCGCGCGATCTTCTCCTGCAGCGCCATGCGCAGAAACTTTGAGCGATCCGTGTCCAGGACAGCCACAGCCCTATCTAGGGCCTCGACGACGAACAACGGCACGCGTGCGCCGACGAATGTGGAATCCTCAGCCCGCACGATGCCCCGTCGAAGTTTCCGGTCCTTACTCATGCGAACACAATTAAACTAAGTTTAACTCAGTTGCAATAATATTCTTGAAGAAATTTTCAGGGATGCTACAGATAGGCTGTGTCTGACCACCCCGAAGGCCACAAACTGATCGGCTGCCGTTGCAGCCGTTCACTGGTAAGCAAAATTGACAAGGCACGCGGACCTCTAAACCGATCCCAGTTCGTTCGCGATGCCCTTTTGGACAAGCTGCGAGCGTTGGGAATTGATGTGAGTGCGGCTGAAGTAAATGCCCCTGATCGCAAAGGCAAAGGTGGACCGAAGCCTAAGCAGCGAAAATACCCAGGTGCATCAGGGACCCAAATTTGGAACGAGTCTGAGAAGAGAACAAAATCTGCTAGCTACAAACACTGAGAATGAAATCAATTCTGTTATTGGCCCTGCTCTGCACTGCCATGCCCCAAATCCAAGCTCAATATTCTGGCGACAGATTCTCGCGGAAGGGGCTGTATCTCACCGGCGCGAATAACGATCCCCAAAAGGAGCGTGAGCAAAAGATGCGTGAAGAGGCCGCCAGAGCTGCGGCCGTTGAGACTCACACACCTGAGGAATGGAGCCGTATCTATGCGCAGATTCGGCTCCAGGTCGAAGCCGAAGCTGCCGCCGCTCAAAAAGTGGAGGCAGAGCAACAAGCTGCGCGCAAAATCGAGATGGATAGAGTAGCTGCACTGCGAAAAATCAAAACCACGCTGCCCACGCCAAAGATTTCCAGCGTAAACAGTGAGCGAACCTCCGAGCGGGTTTCGGTGCAGGAACCGGACTGGACATCGACCGTATTCGGAATGGTGATCTGCATAGCGATTGGAGTCCTGGGGTTGATTTTAGTCGTCCTTTGGATCCTCTTTCCCGTCTTCGTCTATCAGTATCTCAAGCGGCTGGTCCTGGCTCAGGAGGAGAGTAACAGATTTTTAAGGATGATGACCGAGCGCACTCCGGAATTGTAGCTCGCACGCTGATGCCCATTTGGCTAACCATTCCGCTGGTGGTATTGGGCGTGATCCTGGGCAGCATCCTGATGCAGGCCATCTATCGCGGCTTCCGCTCCTCCCCAAAGCCCCGTGCCCGGAAATGAATTATGAAATATGTGATCCTGTTGGACGTGCCGGAGAATGATGTCTGGTATCGAGCACTTGCGGTATTTTCCAGAGCCATCAAATTCGGTGATCTGTCGGTTCTGGAGATAAGCGCCACCAGCGCCAACTTTGATGGGCAGTATTTAAGAGTGACGCTTGAGACACCGGAAGACTTGAAAGGGCTGGAGCTGAGAATTCCTCACAAATATGTGGCGATGGCTTATGGTGAAGGGGAAAGTAATCGCAAAATTCCGTTCCAGTTCCCTGTGATCTGAGGGCTACCCATCGCGGTTTCCGCCGTCGCAAATGAAACTCGGCCTTCTTGATCTTCGTTACTCCTGTTGAATTCAGTTCTTTAGAATCCGGTGCAAAACCTGTTGGCAACCTGTTCGCCAGCCTGTTAGTAAGGCGGTGAATAACGGTGTTGATAACTTTTGCTTGAAATTCGGTCATCGCTTTTGAGGACAAGATCAATAAGAGATTCTTGCTCGGGCCTACTCAGCACTCGCAGACTGCACTCATGAGCGCACACCAATTCCCAGGGTTTCTTATCGCGATTGAGGGCATAGACGGTGCCGGCAAGACTACGCAGGCCCATTGGGTTCAGGAAAAACTTCAGGCCAGAAAATTAGCCGTCATCAGGACCAAAGAGCCGACCACGGGTTATTGGGGCCAGATATTACGCGACTCGGCTGTCACTGGCCGCTTGTCTCTCCAGGAAGAAATAGAGGGCTTCGTAAAGGATCGCCAGGAGCATGTCTCTCGACTCATCAAGCCAGAGTTGGAAGCCGGGCGCATTGTCATCGTGGACCGATATTATTTTTCCAGCATGGCCTATCAGGGCGCGCGCGGGATGGCCCCCGAGGAAATTCAAAGACTCAACGAAGCCTTCGCGCCCGAGCCGGATTTGCTGGTCGTCCTGGATATCAGTCCTGAAACCTCTCTGGAGCGAATTCGAACTCGTGGCGATCGGGCCAACCATTTTGAGAACACTGGAACGTTGACTAAAGCCCGTGCGATTTTCAGGAAGATCAACAAGCCGTATCTTTTTTTGCTGGATGGGACGGAGTTCCCCTTGGTGTTATGCGGTCGCATTGTCGCTGAGTTTACCCGCCGTTACACTGAGCGCATCGCTGCCGGGCTTGCCACCGCCTCTGACGAACAGATCAAGGAAAAGCTGAATTCCACCCTGGTCATGTTGGGCGGCGACCCGATTTGATTCCTTCAGCCTTTAGCCCTCAGCCCTTCTCCTAATTCCCACCGTGGGGTGGCGCCCCATGCGAGACTTGTCTCGCATGTTGGCTGAACATCCCAAACGGTTTTGCAGAGCTTCACAGGAGGCGCTGCTGCCTGCAGCTCGCGGCTCGGTCCAGGAGCCAACAGATCATCCACCAACATCCGAGCCGTCGATTTCAGACACGGATTCCACGGATTATCACGGAAGCCTCGCAGACACGAATTCCACGGATTATCACGGAACCCGCTCCCGCCCCCATCCGTGCCCATCCGTGAAATCAGTGTCAGTCCCGATCTGCGTTCATCAGCGTTCATCTGCGGTTACCCCAAACAGACCATGAACCAGCTCATTGAATTCATCTCCGGCAAAAAGACCTACCTGGTGGCCGCGGCGGCGATCGCATATCTGGCCGTCTGCCAGTTCACCGGCAAAGCCCCCAGCGAAGAGATCATGGGCATGTTCGGTTTCCTGGGCCTGACCTTCCTCCGGATGGGCGTTAGCAAAACCAACCAAGCCCTCGAACACGTTCACCAACACATCGAAGCCATCCAGGATTCACTGCCCGAGCAACCAAAGGCTGAATGAAAATGAAACTCCTATCGCCTATCCCCTATCTCGCTCTGCTCCTCGCGGCCGGCTGCGGTACGCTGAGTAAAGGCACCCCGGACAATCCCAGCCCTTACGGCGGCGTAACTGCCACCGGCGAACTCAAAACACCCGATCGCGTTCTGTATGACGCGGACTTCGCCATCGCCACCGCTTACGACGGCCTGCATGCCTTCGTAAAATGGGAGTATGACAATCGGCAGGCACTCAGCGGCACGCCTGAAATCAAGCAGGCGGCCGATAAAATCCGCGCCGGCGCATCGGACTGGTTCAAGTCAGCCATAGCCGTGCGCGATAGCTACGCCGGCAACCCGACCACCGAAACCCGATCAGCGCTGCAGAAAGCGCTCGACACACTCCAGGCCGCAATCGCCGAAGCCAATCGTTACCGGACCGCCCAACTGACCACTGACCATTGATTACTGATTACTGATTACTGACCTATGGATCCAATCATCATCGCCAGCGGTGCCATCGCGATCCTGAAGGAAGCGTTGGCCGCCATCGCATCCGGCGTTGCAGCCGGTGAAATCTCCGTGGAAACCCAAAAAGCGCAGCTCAAAAAGATCGATCTGTTGCGCGATGGGGACTTCGACGGCCCCGAATGGAAAGTGGAGCGCTGAGGCTTTGTAAATCGTAAATCGCAAATGGGAAATGCCCACCCCCACACCACTGGAACTTGCTGGCTGGCTTGGCTGCCTGGTCGCCGTGGTGATGGGCATCAACCAGGTCATGCGCCTCCTGGACCGGTTCAAGGAAACGCCCACCCCGCGCGACACCTACCAGGTCAAAGGCGATTACGTCACCCAACGCGAACTGAAAGACGTCCGCGAAGACGTGGATGCGCTGGCTGGGGAACTGCGCGAATCGATCACCGAAGTCCGCCGCGAAATGGCGCACGACAAAGAAGTGAACCAGGCCGCTGCCGAAGCCCGCGCGCAGAACATCCACAAACGCGTGGACGAAGTCCTGGCCGCCGTGAGCGAGCTGCGTGGGTTTGTCAGCAAAGCCCTTCGGCCAAAGTGAGTGCAGGGCCACCAATGAAAGAACGGCTCCTATTAATCGAAGACAACGCCGGCTACGCCGCCGCGTTGCGCGAGCGCCTCGCCCCATTTGCCGAGGTGGACGTCGCCTCCACACTCACCTCGGGCATACATCAGGCGCTGGCTACGGACTACTGGTGCATTCTCCTGGACCTGACCCTGCCCGACTCACGCTGGCCGGACACATTCAACACCTTTTCCCAGATCACACGCTCCGCCTCCATTGTGATCGTGAGCGGCCAGGACAGTGCGGAATTCGTGGCCGAGACCATCCGGGCCGGCGCGGCCGGTTACATCGTGAAAGGGCGTGACGACCTGGATGGCGAACAGATCTTCGGCGCGATCTGCCGCGCCGTCTTGCACAAAGAGAGCCTGCTGGGTTTGGAGCATGCCGCCCGCATCGCCCATGACACACAGCGCATCAACCGAACCGCAGCGAACGGATCGACAGAGAGATTATGAACGAACATATCCAGGGAACAATCGCGGCCATCGAATCGCGCATCGCGGAACTGCAACGGATGAGCCAGCAACTGCGTGAGCTCTTCCGCGACGACGGGCAGGCTTTGCCGGCGCTGATGCCAATAGCCCGCAACGGCACCCATCGCAAACCGAACTCCGGCCGCAAGCCGAAAGCCGAACGGACCGCGGTCGGTCCCCGACCGCAGCGGCGTTTCAAAGTCGTGGACGCCATTCGCGAAGTCTTTCGCAAATCAGTCGGAGCAATGAATGCAGCGGCCGTTCGCGTGGAGATCAGAAAAGCGGCCCCACAGCTCGAAGACCGGCTCAATAGCGTCTCTGTCAATCTACTCGATATGAGCAACCGCGGCGAGCTGCACCGGACCGGCGCCGGCAGCGACGCGACCTATCGCAGGGCTAAACTCAAGGAAGCAAGGGAACCGATTTCGGATACGGCAGCCGCCTATCACAAATTCCGCGAGACGATCCCGGCGCCAGCCACGGACTCATAAATCGCAAATCGTAAATGACAAAGGCCGACCTGAAAAAGTTTCTCTTGCAAGCCCTCAAGCGGATGGACGGCGCGCCGATGCCCGACGCTGTGTTGATCGAGAGCGGGCGCCAGGCGTTCAAAAGCGCCGCCGGCCGCGAGCCGAGCGTGGGCGACATCAATGAAGCAAAACGCGAGCTCGAGCACAACGGTTACATCCATGGCACTGAAGACGAGATGGATCACACCATGAGCTGGACCCTGACGCCGAAGGGCAAACACAAAGTGATGCAAATTTGAACGCATTCTTAAAAAAAATGAAACCGATTGAACTGCGGAGCGGCCGTTACGCAGTTCACGTGCTGCGAGACAATCGTCCCAGGTTGTTGGGTCTGCGCGGCGAATTGCAAAGACAGCGACCAGCCCGATCTGGGCGGGCTGGCGCTGGGCGGCATCCGTGTTCATCCGTGAAATCCGTGTCTTGAATGCCCAAAGAGAAAAAATCGAAATTGGATCCGCACAGCGCGGAGCTGGAGGCATGGTTCGACGACAAGGTCACCCTGCAGGAAGCCTGCGGCCGTTTGCTCGAGCGCTACAAACTTTCAGTCTCGCCATCCTTACTCTCGGACTGGTGGGAGAAACGCCAGCAACAACGATTGCAGGACCGAGTCCTGGACCGGATCAGCTCCGGCGCTGCAGCGGTGAAACAGGTGGAGAAACAATTCGCCAAGGACGCCCCGCCGGAAGTCGAGACCCTGATCAAACTGCATCGGGTCCTGATCATGCAACTCAGCCTGCAGGCGACAGCCAACCCCGAGCTGCTCAAGACCGCCAGCGACTGCATGAAACCGGTGATGGCCTATTTGAAAGTGCAGGAACAACGCGCCGATCGGGGCCTGGAAGAACGCCGCCTGGCCATCCTCGAGCAGAAAGCCAAGCAAGCAGAGGAAGCGGAGGTGGTCACCAGCGACAAGAAGCTTTCACCCGAAGAAAAGCAGACGCGCCTGCGCGCCATCTTCGGCATGAGCTAGACACGGATTACACGGATTATCACGGAATTGAGCTGATGATTTCACCAAACCAGAACGAGGGCGGGACTGGCAGAAAGGCCAATGCGCAAAGCCCCAATGCCGGTCCCGATCCTTCCCCGCGCGATTTGCTCCTGCCTTATCAACGCAAATGGGCGGATGACGATTCGCGTTTTAAGATCGGGCTCATGGCGCGCCAGGTCGGCAAAGACTTCACCAGCGCTGAGGAAGGCATCCGTGACTGTTACCAACGCGAGTTGAACGGTGACAAAACCTCATGGCTCATTGCCGCGCCATCCGAACGCCAGGCCGTTGAATCGTTTCTCAAATGGCGCGAATGGACGGAGGCCTACAAGCTCGCCATCGAGGACGTCATCGAAGAACGCGAAGGCGGGTCCGAAACACTCCTCAAATCCAGCACCATCGTTTTCCCGAACGGCTCACGCGTCATCGCCGTCCCTGGCAAACCCGACACTGTCCGTGGTTTCTCCGCGAATATCCTGCTCACCGAGTTTGCCTTCTTTGAAAATCCGGATGCCACCTGGCGCGCCATCCTGCCCAGCATTACCAATCCGCTGCGGGGCGGGCAGAAGAAGTGCCGCCTCATCTCCACGCCGAACGGCAAAGGCAACAAATTTCACGATCTATGGTCGAAAAACTTTGGCGGGCCGGACGCCAAATGGAGCTGCCACAAGATCACTATTACCGATGCCGTCGCCCAGGGCCTGCCCATCGACATCGAGGAACTCCGCGCCGCACTCGATGATCCTGAAGGTTGGGCAATTGAATATGACCCGCTGGAATTCCTCGACAAAGCCACCGTCCTCTTGCCCTACGAACTCATTGGCCTCTGCGAAAGCGCCGAAGCCACTGAGGCAATCGATTTCGAATATTGGCTGAGCACATCGCCCTTCCCGGTGGACATCGGCATCGATTTCGGCCGTAAAAAAAATCTGACCGTCGCCTGGTCAGCCGAAGCCGTCGCGGACATGCAGATCACCAAAGAAGTTCTTTGCCTGGAAAATATGAGCACGCCGGACCAGGTCGAGCACTTAAGGCCGCGCATCAAGAAAGCGCGCCGGGTCTGTTTGGATTACACGGGGCCTGGCGTTGGCCTGGGCGATTACCTGGTCGCAGAGTTCGGCGAATGGAAACTGGAAGCGGACAGGTTCGGCAAGATCGAATTAGTGACGATCAGCAACCCCATCAAGGTTGACCTGTTCAGCAAACTCAAGATGAAATTCGAAGGGCGCAAATGGTTGATCCCGATCAACCGCATCATTCGCGAGGACCTGCACTCGATGAACCGAGTCGTGACGGCCGCCGGCACAGTCACCTATCGCGCGCCGCACACTGAAGACGGCCACGCCGATCGCTGCACTGGCCTGGCGCTATGCAACCGGGCCGGCTCGATGCCCAGCGTCGTCGGCCGAATCATTGTCCCGGAGAACACCAGGCACAGCCGGGTGATCGCCGATCGCCGCGAAAGGAGCCTGGCTGGATGAGACACGGATTTCACGAATTAACACTGAGCCGGATGAGACACGGATTTCACAGTGTCCACCCATGAAGACCCCGATCCCATGCCCGGTCTGCGGGAAGCCGTTCACGCCGAAACGCGCGACGAAGAAGGTTTGCTCGGACCTCTGCCGGATCCATGGGTGGAAAGCGGAGCGCCCGCGGATCTTCCGGCCTCAGCCACGGCACTGTTGCGAATGCACCGGCCTCTTCACGCCCAAAACCCCTGGCGCCGCCTTTTGTTCGGACCTTTGCCGCACACGCCGATGGGAGAAGGATCATCCCCGGATTTCATCCCCACCGCCGCCATCGATAAAACCATCAAAATTTCGCACGGAACAGGCAGTTACGGACATTGGAACGATAAGGATGGATGTCCATACCCCCTCCCACGCTCCACGCGCCATGCTCCAGATGCTTCACGCTCAGCCATGACCTTTTTCCGCAACCTCAAATCCGCCCTGGTCAGTGCCGCCTGGCCGCTCCTGAACCGCGTCCAGGCCGCGATCCCCGGCTCGGCGCTGGATATGGAGCGCCTAGTCCGTGGCACAAATCGCTGGCGCGAATGGTACAACCCACTTCGTGGCCTGACCGTTGCCAGATCCGTCACGCTCATGGAAGCCGGGCAACGCGGTGAATTCGCGGATCTGCAATGGCTGTACCGCCTGGTCGAGAAACGCAACGCCACACATCGGGCGCTCATCATCCGGCGCCGGGCCGCCTTGCAAAAGCTGGATTGGGACATCAAGACCGTGGCCGAGCTGCCCCTCGGATCCACCCAGGCCCAGGCCGACGCCCAGAAACAAACCCTGCGCGCCGCCTATGACGCCATTGACAACCTCAGCGGCGCGATCGCGTTCCTGGCCCTGGCCGAGTTCCGCGGGTTCAGCCATTTGCAAAAGCACCGCAGCCCCGACGGCGACATTATCCATCTCGAACCACTCGATCAATGGACCTGGGTGCGCGACGGGTTGTACGGCCCATGGGCGTACAACAAAGAAAGCCGCGCCAGCACCTTCGATGCGCTCAAAACCAACGTCATTGACCCGGCTGGATTCATCATTCGCGAGTGCGACATGGCCATCGATGAGGTTGGCCTGCTCTGTTACCTGCGCAAGAACCTCTCCCAAAAAGATTGGGACGGTTTCATCGAGATCTACGGCATCCCCAGCGGCGTCGTCCTGATGCCCGGCAACATCCAGCAAGGCAAAGAAAAGGACTACGAAGACGCCGCCACGCGGATCGCTGCCGGCGGCAGCGGCGCGTTACCGGCCGGGAGCGATTACAAACCGAACGATCAACCCCGCGGCGTGAACCCGTTCCGCGATCATATCCGGTATCAGGATGAGGAGCTGGTCTTGGCCGGCACAGGCGGCAAGCTCACCATGCTCACCGAGAGCGGCAGCGGCACACTGGCCGGCGGCGCGCACGAAGATACGTTCGACGAGATCGCCGAAGGCGAAGCCGCCGAGCTGAACGAAGTTTTCCAGAAGCAATTCGATGCCGACGTTCTCTCGCGCGAGCACGCAGGCGAACCGGCCCTGGCTTATTGGGAACTCTGTCCACGCGACGAAGCGGACATCAAAGAAGAAGTTGAAAATACATTCAAACTCGCCCAGGCCGGATATCAGCGCGACATCGAAGAGCTGAAAGAAAAGACCGGTTATACGCTGGAACTGAAGCCGCAGCCTGCTCCGGGGAGCGCGCCCGCCTCGGGTGCTCCTGAAGGCGCCCCGCCTTCAGGCTTGGGACTCCGCAACCGATCAACGGCCCAGCAGTCCACCGGCATGCAGCGCGTCATCCGCGCCCGTGCAACCAGTCTGCAACCCATCTTCCAACGGCTGGAAGCCCTCCTGCAAACGACTGATCAGGACCAATTCCAACGCGAACTCGAGCAACTCCTCAAAGACGTGCCCGACCTGGCGGACCAGGTTCGCGCCCGGCCGGAGTACGCGGCCGCGCTCCAGGAAGTGTTAGCCGAATCGATGACCAACGCCGTCGTGGACGACCTGCGCAAAAAAACCACCCTGATATGAACCAGGACTATTCAAGTTTACTACTGCCGCTCACCAACCGCGGCGCCGACGGCAAGTTCACGCTCCCGGCCGATGGCTGGTATCACGGGCTGCCCATTGGCCAATTCCCGAACATCGAGAAACTGCCGGACGGCACGGTCCGCAAGGCCCTGCAGATCCTCGATGACAAAGCGTTGACCGCGATGAAGAACAGTTTCGACGCCCTGGTCGCCAAGCCGAACTTCACCGGGCTGCTCATTGATTTCGATCATTTCTCAGATGACCTGAACAAATCCAGCGAAGCCGCCGGCTGGATCACAGCTTGGGAGAATCGGTCTGCCGGCGCCTGGTGGCAGATCCGCTGGAGCGACACAGGCGAGGCCGCGGTCCGCAACGGCCGATTCCGGTTCCTGTCCGGCGTATTCCCGCCAGAAGGCTGGGAATTCATCGAGCCACCGCTGAAGAACGCGAAACGCAAAACGATCGAGATGAAAATCCGCCCGCTGCTATTGAGCGGCGCGGGGCTTACGAACAAACCCAATTTGAGAGGGATGGTCCCTCTCAGTAATCGCCTGGGTCCTGGCCGGACGGGCCACCAGGCGGGCAGCAAACAAACAACGAAAGGACCCATGAACAGTGTAGCCGCAAAGCTTGGTCTGTCCGCCGAGGCGAGCGAAGACGCGATCCTCGCGGCCGTGACCAGCATCATCACCGAGCGGGACGGCATCAAAGCCGAACTGCCCCAGCTCAAAAACCGCGTCACCGATCTGGAGAAGACCAACGGCGAACTTCTCACCGAACAGATCGATGCCGACCTGGACTCGCACGGAATCAAAGACGACGGCAAACGCGCCAAGCTCAAGCCCGTGTTGAGCAACATGAAGAACCGCGCTGATCGCATCGAGTTCCTCAAAGACATCGTCGCCAAACCCACAATGGCAAACGACAAGGCCGGGAAAGATAAGCCGTTGCTGAACCGCAAGGACAGCACCCCGCCAGGAGAGGCGGGTGCCGGCGACGAAGCGAAGACCGCCAAGGAACGCGAAAGCACCGTGCGCGAATATCAATTGCGCAATCGTTGCACCTACGGCGAAGCCTGGAACGCCGTGCGCAACGACAAACCCGAACTGTTCGGTATCACAGATTAACCCAAAGCCGCGTGAGGCTGGCGCCAGGAGCGCCAGACTTTTACGCGGAACAACCATCAACCAACTTATGGGCTCAGCATTATTCAGCAGAGAAAACAACGTCATCCTTGTTACCGGCGTCGATTACTCGGGCAAGGAAGGTTACCTCGTTAAAGCCGCCGCCGGCGTGGACGCGCTGAACGATTCCAAAACCGTGCCCGCCTTCGGCGTCATCCTGGATGGCGAAGTGGCGGCGAAAAACTCAAGCGTCGGGGTCCTCGGCGCGTTATCCGGCTCGGTCCGGCTCAAAGCCGGCGGAGCGATCAAGCAGTTCGATCGGCTCGAACAGAAAAACGACGGCACAGTCGTGACCGACGAAGCCGCCGGCACCGCGCGCGTTGTGGTAGGCGTGGCTTTGGAAGATGCCGCCGCGGGCGACTTGTTCGAGGCCGCCACATTGGCCCCGGTCATCCTGCCGTAACCTCATCAGCAACCAGCAACCAGCAACTAACAAATCATTATGGCACGAGAAGCTACCGCAGTAATGAACCAGCAGCTCACCACGTTTGCGCAGGGGCACATGAACGACCTGCGCCGAGCGATGGAACTAGCCGAGCGGCTCGCCCCGACAGTTGTCGTGGGCGGATCCACCGGCCAATACAAAAAGTTCGACGACCTCAATGCGTTCCAGACGTACAGCACCGCACGCCCCTTGGGCGGCGAAGCCAAACGCATTATGTTCGAGGCCACCGACGCCTTCTACAACTGCAAACCGCAGGCGCTCGAGGTGACCGTGGACAAGGAAGAACGGAACATGGCCGGCCCGGACAATTCCGTAAGCCAGCAACTCCTGGATGAAGGTAAGATCCGCGCCCTCCTCAACGTCACCGCGCTCAGTCACGTCCGCAACGTATGCGACATCGTTCTGGCCGCGCTAGTAGCCGAAGCCGCGCCGATCGGAGTCTGGAGCAATCCTGATGTGGATCCGATCGATCAACTGGATAAGATCATCGATGACCTCGCCACCGCCTGTGGCAGCACGGAAGGCATCAAGGTCACCATGAGCCTCACCGCCTGGCGTACCCTGCGCAATCATCCCAAGGCCAAGGCCCGCGCAGTCGGCGTGCAAGTGGGCGGCATCACGCTCGAGCAGCTCAACAGCGTGCTCGCGATCCCGGTGGATGTGGCCGCTTACGCGATCACGTACAACTCCGCGCAGCTCGGCCAGGCCAAGGTCAAGGCGCGGTTGCTCGCCGGCCAGGTGCTGGTCACCTACAGCATGCCCACCCCCACGCAGTATGACCCGAGCGCATTCAAGAACTTCACCGTCGGCCCTGGTGGAGTGCAATCAGTGCGATCGTGGATGGCGCCGAGCGGGTTTTACGACGCGCACGTGATCGATTGGAGCGAGCACATCGCACAAACCAGCACCATCGCCGCCAAACGCATCGATCTGAGCTAACTCAACTGGGTGGCGCGGGCGACTCGCCCGCTCTCATTGGCGACTCGCCAATGAGCTCGTCGCGCGCGCCGAACCCAAAACAAAACTGAAGACTATGAAACGAATCCTGAAAAATCAGTTCGCCCTGCTCATGGCCGGCATTGTCTGTCTATTGCTGACCATTGGGCTATTTGCGCCCCTATTCATCCCACCGCTGGACGTCCACGCCCAAGTCACACCCACGAGCGGCGGCACGATCACGACAACCAGTCCGCTCTCCTCGAACACCACCTATACGGTGAACTCCACCGCTGTAGCGGCGCGCAAGGATCGCGGGCTGGGCATTCTCGCGTCATTCACCCCGGCCACCACAACCAATGCCGTCACGCTGAACTTCCAGGTCTCGAACGATGGCACCAATTGGGCCGCTGCAACGCCCTATACCCTGACGGTGAACCTGACCGCAGCGACGACCAATTACATCGCGTTCACCAATTTCCCGGCTTCGACGTTCAACAACGTCGCTTACTGGCGATTGGGAACGATCACTACCGCGCTCACCAATGCGATCACGAATTCCATCTCATGGTCGGTGAATAACTAGACACCGATTAACTCGGATTTTCACGGAGAGGCTTCATCGCTCCGTGAGAATCCGTGAAATCCGTGTCTCGAAAATCTGATGGCTTGGACCGCTCTCACCGCCGCGCAGGTGCTGAACGACCTCAATAATGCTGAGGTCGAGAAGTATCGCGAGATCATTGCTGATGGGCAGAGCGATCCGCTCCCGGACATTCTCGCTCGCACGACCGATTACGTGCGCGGGTTTGTGGGCAAACAAGTCCCGCTCGATGCCGCCGGGCTTCCGCCTGAAGTGCTTAATCCGGCGGTGGACATCGCGATCTATCGGCTGTGCAAACGCGTCCAGACCAGCAGCGCCGAACAACGCAAACCAGCCGCCGACGATGCCGAGGAATTCCTAAAAGGCGTGGCCAAAGGCGACACGGCCGTAAGCCCATCCACCGGCGATATCGTGACCCCGCAAAAGCCGTCAGTTGAAGAACCGAACAATACGTTCCAACCAGGAGACCAGGATGGAGCATGACCTAAAGGAAGTCTGCGATCTGTTGCGCTCGGACATCGACAGCACTGCCAAGCGTGTTCACGCGCTGAAGCAACATTCTGTCCTGAACGGTTCAGCTCTGAACGGGGAAACGAGGAGTGAGTTGTTTGCCAATGTCACGCTGGCCTACCGCCATCTGGAAGACGCCCGCATGCGGCTCGGCAAAGTAATTCAACACTACGAAGGCGGTGGATCCAAGTACGACAAACCCATCAGTGTTAATCCGTGAAATCAGTGTCTAAATGACCGTAACCGGCACATTCATTGACGCTGCGGACCAGCCGCGTGCGAGCACAGCCGTCAAGTTCTTGTGCGAAACCAACCCGGCTATTGATGGGCTCGGCGTTCTCACCGCGCCGATCATCACTGTGGTCGCTGACGAGGATGGCGCGATCAGCCAGGTGCTCGATCATGGGATTTATCTGGTGCAAGTCGGCACCAACAATCGCGACAAATTCAGGATCCAGGTCCCCGAAAGCGATGGCACGGCCGATATCCGGGATCTGATGATCATCTCCGCGCCGACGTCGCCAGTGTACGTCCCGGCCACGTTTCTGCCGGTGAGCGGGACCAATTACCAATACAACGCCGGCAAACTGCAGCTCAAAAACATCGATACCGGTTTGTATCATACGCTGTGGGTGGTCGGCGCAGTCGGCCAGGAGCAGCTCCAACTCGATCAACCCGGTGATCTGGCGATCGCTGTGGTCGGCCTGGTCCCGATCTATGGCAACAATTACCGGCTCAAAAATGGCAACCTGCAGTTCAAGAACACCGACACCGGGCTCTATCACACATTGAACGTAGCCGGCCCGCCCGAGTTCGAGCAGATCAACATCGTTATCCCAGGCGAATCATGAAACACGGATCTCACAGATTAGCACCGTATCGAGCGAGACACGGATTTCACGGATTAGCACGGATGCTCCCCATCGCCTGGTGCCTCTTGCCTATCGCCCTTTTTGCACAGGTCCGCAGCGTGAGCGTGGATACCAACGGCGCCGTCGTCGCGCCAACCAACTTTTTCCCCGCCAATTCCAATGCATTGAATCTCATAATCGTTCCCGCTGGCAACGGCTTGGTCAAAAGCGGCAGCACGCTGCATTTCGGCCAGAGCGCGGCTTATACGGACGGGCGAATACCATTTGCGATCGGCACGAACGGCATCGGGTTCAGTAGCGCTTTGACTTGGGACAATGACAACCAAATTTTCAAGGTTGGCCCAGCGATTTCATTCGCGGCTGGCGATAGCAGCGCGACGATCACCGGGCCGCTCAGTGTTGGAACGGTGACGTTCAACGCCAATGCAAAGCCGTTGGTTGTCGGTCCTGGCAAGTTGGTCCGGACTGACAGTGGCACGAATCTCTCGGCGGTGGTAATCGGGTCCGGGGTCGCATTCGACGGCACAACACTATCGGCAACCGGGTCTGGAGGGTCGGTGACGAGCGTTGGTTTGACGGTCCCGTCGTGGTTGTCGGTGTCAGGCAGCCCGGTGACGACAAGTGGGCTGTTGGCGGTGACGGCGGCAGGTGGGCAAACCTCGAATCTTGTGCTCGCGACTCCCGATGGCACGACTGGCGCGGCCAGCTTGCGGGCGCTCATCGCCGCGGATCTGCCATCGCTCGACGCGGCCAAGATCGGCAGTGGGACGCTCGACACGAACCGATTCTCGGCACTCGTCAAAGATCTCGGCGCGCTCAGCGCAGCGGCGGGCGATGTTTACTATTACGACGGGACTCACCTTCGCAATCTCGGAGCGGGAACAAACGGGCAGGCGCTGACGATGACGAACGGGCTGCCGGTCTGGATGACCCGCAACGACGGCAGCGTGGGAACGAACACCTACACCACGATTGTCGTCCAGACCAATAACGTCACGGTGCTCAAAGGCGGCCATATCACGATTTCAAACAGCATCACGATTCTGACAAATGGAACATTCACGTTGCAGAACATTCCATTGCCCGCGGTGCTGGTGGCTCTAACGAACGGCACGGTCACCAACGCGACGTTGAGTGGCTTGACGCTATCAAACGACGGCACGCTGACAGCAACCGGCAGCGGCAGCGGAGTCACGACGGACGTGACTGCTTTGGGTTGGAGCGGTACGAACATCACCGGACTGGATTGCACAACCAACGGCGCATCGTTCTATCTCTTGGTGACGAATAACTGTCTGCTCGGAAGTTCAACCTTCTCGAATCTTCCTGCCAAGACCGCTTATAAGACCTACACGGTTTGCTTTCAGCAGGACGGCACTGGCGGCTACACGGTGAAGCTGACAAACAGCGTGGTCGGATGGGAGGACGGCGGCACAGGCGGCCAACCGACAATCAAAACGCAGGCCAATGCCGTCTCCTACATCTATCTGCACACCGACCTGACAACCAACTCGACCTTGGTCGGAACTCCGAACCTGAACATTCAACGATGAAACGCTTCCTTCCTTGGCTGCTGCTGAGCGTCGTCTGCGCGAGCGCAGCAATCCCGCCGGTGTCCACCTACAACTGGGAGGCGGAAGCGTGGCGCGTGCGCGTGGGCACGAACAGCGGAACAATCACCGGTAAAGCCTACCGGACTGGCACTCGCTTCATGCAGCAGACGCGGAAATGGGACGTGCGCCGTTACCTTGGCAGGGCAAATATCTATTTGGGAGATCAGACCAATGCAATGTGCATCCCGATCATTGTTGATTGGTTCAGCACGATGGTCGCTCCCGATCAACTGGTAGCGTTCGTTTCAACTGACTACGCGGAAGCTACCGGGTTGACCGGCAACACGACGACAAAATATCTGGTGCCGAATTCACCGTCGCCTGGAATGGGGCTGTCGGGGTTGACCAGCATCACGAACCTTCACATGGCGGTCTATAACCGGACGGCTTCGTCGCAGTCCGGTTACTGCATGGGCATCGCCTACTCAGTTGGACCGACAATCGTAGGATTTCCAATTTCCTACGCGAACACGACATATCTTGAACTCGGCACGGTGGCCAATCAGGTTTCCGTCGCGGACACAACCGGGAGAGGTTTCTACGTCACGACGCGGCGTTCTGATGCCAGGGCGATTTACAAGAACGGCGCTTCGATTCTGATCAGCGCGGCGGCTGCGGCGGGCGCACTGGCGGGCGGGCAAGTGATCGTTCACGCGGAGATGTCGAGCGCGGGAAACCCGTCGCTGTGGACTGACCGGGCTTTGAGCTATCACTGCTTTGGTTTCGGCATTCCGAATGAGAAGCAGGCTGCTTACTACCAGGCGGTCTATAACGTGCAAGAGGTTTACAACCGGCAATGAGCAGCAAGTTCAAACAACTTCGAGGCATGCTCGCCGAGTGCGAGGTGGGCGACGCCGTTTACGAATCGGTGTATGAGCGCGAACTGCTGGACCGCAAGCAGGTCGCGGAGATGTCTTTTGAATCGGTGCCGTTCGTTGGGAATGCGCTGACATGGCGTTCGGGTCGGCTATGGCGGAGGTGCAAGTGAGCGTAACTCCCTACAAAACGGAAATCAGACCCAGAAGCGGAACGGCGCTGACGGATTCGGAGTGCGAGAAGTGCGGGGAGCGTAATGAATGGGGTAGTTGGCTGACTGGCACAGGACATTTTTGGTGCCGTCGTTGCAAACGGATGATGAAGCACATTTTCACGCCTCGTTGCAGAGAGTTTCAGAATCGGAAGTGTGCGCCAACTTCGCCAACAAAAACGCTAGCGGCTCTTGTGGCTTTAGTCACGGTCTACGGCGTCATCCAGGCCGTGAATCTGAGCTGCAACCTTTCGATGATGAACGACAATCCAGAACTGTGGCGCACCGGCCTGCTTGTTTCGGCGCTCTGCTTGGCGGTGACGATTGCACTCTCATGGTGGATGGTTCGGAGATCAAAATGAAAACTCTGCTACTTCTTTTTCTCGCGGTCTGCTTCGAGGCAAAAGATCATGCCTGATATCGTCATCCAACCGTTCGAAGAAGCCGTGGACCGGCTGGCCGGCAAAACGGCCGTCGCCTCCAAATTGCGCACGAAGGACTGGGAAGCGCTCGATCTATCCATCCGCGAGCGCTCGTTCTTCTCCGCCGGCGTCGATGATCTGCGCACGGTGCAAACGTTCCAGGATAAACTCAAGGAATGGAGCACGCTGGGCCGCGACAATCCGGCGCGCGCGTTCATGGACCGCTCGAAGTTCGTGAGTGAGATGCGCCAGGCCCTGGGCGCGCCTGAAGGCGACACCGGCGATATCACTGATATCACCAGCTGGCGGCGGCTCGAGCTCATCTATGATTTCCAGACACAGGACGCGGCTGAGTTCGGCCGTTGGAAAATCGGGCAGGATCCCGAGCTGCTCGATGCGTTCCCGGCGCAGGAATTCCTCCGGATCGAATCGCGCAGGGCTCCACGCGAGAATTGGCCGGAACGTTGGCGCGCCGCCGGCGGCCGTTTCTTTGATGGGCGCATGATCGCGCTGAAGAATGATCCAGTCTGGACGAAGCTGAGTCGGTTCGGCCGGCCGTGGCCGCCATTTGATTTCGGCAGCGGCATGGGGATCGATGACGTCGATCGCGCCGAAGCGGAGGACCTGGGCGTTATTGGGCCCGACCAAAAGCCGGTCGCCCAGGACGCCGATTTCAATCAGAACCTGAATGCCGACGTGAGCAGCCTGGACCCGAACCTGGCCGGCAAATTGAGCGAGTGGTTTGGGGACAAGGTGAAGATCGATGGTGACGTCGCCGAATGGACGACCTGAACTATCGCCTATCGCCTATCACCTCATGCCTCTCCCTATCAAAGTCACGGTCGCCAAAGACACCGCCACGCCGGCGTTGCGCGAGATGCTACGGCGCGTGTCGCCTCTGCGGCCGCTGATGCAGCGCCTGGGCAAACGGGTCGAGGCATTGCTCAGGAAGTATTTCGCTGAATACGGCCGATCGGGGAATTTCAAGACGCGCCGGCGCGGCTGGCCCACGCAACATTTCTGGGATCGCCGGATCCGCAATGCGACGTCGTTCACCGGCGCAACCGAACATGACGCGACGGTCACCATCGCTGATCCGGCGTTCATGACCCATTACCGCGGCGCGACGATTCGCCCCCGAGAAAAAGAGGCCCTGGCGATCCCGCTGCAGGCGGCTGCCTACGGCAAGCGGCCGTCCGACCGTTTGATTCCAGGGTTGTTTCTGCTCCGGACCAGACGCGGCGCTTATCTGGTGGCCTACGGAGATGGGTTCGGCAAAGCCCGCAAAGGGGTCCGGAACGCCACGCTCCATTTCTATTACAAGCTGGTGAAGAGCGTCACGGTGCCGAAGGATCCCAAAGCGCTCCCGTCGGATAAAGACATCGAAGCCGCGCTCCTGGCGGATGTGGAGAATTATCTGAAACCCAGGGCAAGCTGATCATGCCTATTACCGAACCATCAGTCCTCGATCTGTTCAGCCAGTTGCACCTGGATATCTCGGAGCGCCTGGCGGATCTGAGCGAGTTCGGCGGTCCGGATACGATCGATGTGGTGCGCGAGGATAAGGGCGATGTGCTCACGGAGCTCGAGGCGCGCCTTATCAAGCTCGGGATCGCGCTCACGGTGCGCACACCGCGGATCGCCGCAGATGACGACGCCGGGGACGACGCCGTGCGGGCCACGGTGATTATCGTCGCTACGGAGAACGTCCTGCAGAACCGCAGCAGCACGGGCACTCATCTGCCGGCGTTGGCTTTGGCGGCCAAGGTGCTTACCGCGCTTCGGCGATGGACTCCGGAGAACGGCGGCTGGACACCATTCGAGTTCAGGAACCTGGAAATGGCCGAAGCGCCTGGCGAACAGGAATACGAAATCACGTTTGAAACCAGCACCGTCATGGTCCTTGAAGATGAGACCTAACCGGTCAGGTCACCATCAACCATCAACCATCAACTAACCTATGGCACGAAAACTCGCGGGCAAAGTAGCACTACACGGCATCGATGGCACAGTCGCTTTTGGCGCGCTGACGGCCGCCAAGAACAAAATGCAGAGTCACCAACTGCAGGATCAATTCACCAAATCCCAACTTCAGCAGGGCGATGGCGATATCATTGGCAAAGCCGGCACGGCGCGCGAACGGCGCGTGACACTCGAGGTGATCATCATCGATGATACAACGCCCAGCTCACTCGTCACAGCCAAGGCGAATACCGTCCTGCCCACAGAGATGTTTTCGCTGATCACGATCGCCAGCAGCGGGATCACGGCGCTCGACGGTGACTGGAACTATGAAGGGGGCACATATAACGGCCGGATCGGCGAGTTTCACAGCCTGAGTCTCGAAGCTGCCCAGGTGCAAAACGGCGCGGATTTTGTCGCGCTGCCGCTGGTCTAACTCAACCGCAAACAAGAACGCAAAGGAAATTATGGCTAATGAAATCACACTAAGCGCATCGCTTAAAGCGACCAAGAACAACGTCTCGGTCGCCCCACTGACGACCAGTAAAGTGCAGACGATGCAGAGTTCCGGATCCAAAATGCATCACACAGTCCAATCAGTCGGCTTCGCAGCGAAGGAGATTCTCTCCGTTGGCGACGTGGATGTGACCAAGCAATATTGGGTCCTGCTCTACAACCGCGACGCAACCAACTTCGTGACGGTTTATCTGCGCAAGGATGTTACGCCCACGGACGTTGATGCGGGCATCATCCTGCCCGGCGAACCCTATGGGCCAGTGCGAATGCAGCTTCAGACAGGGGGATATCCGGTCATGTATCTGCAGGCGGACACGGCCGCGTGCAACGTGGAAGTGGTCGTCACCGACGGCGGGAATCCGTCGCTGTAACGGATAGCGCGGGCGGCCCGCTACGTCTCGCGCCCAAGCCATGAGCTGTTCGGCGAGACGCCGAACAGGAACAGGCGAGACGCCTGTGCCCCCCCTGTTCCACCCAATTGAATCATGAATGCCGCCGCTAAATATGCCCGCGCGCTGTACCCGGACACGTATCGTGTCCTGGGCCGGCGCATGGCCCATTACACTCTGGGCCATGCGCTGTTGCTCGAGCGGTTGGGCTCGCCATTTGTCACTGGGAACGCCGTGCCTGGTCCGGGCGATCTTAAATTGTTCTTGCTGCTTTGTTCGCGGTCGTATCCGCGAGCGCTGCGCCTGGTGAAACTCTCACAAGTTTTCCCCACCTGGTTCCGCCTGCGCATGGCGTTTTTCCCTCTCGCCTATGGCCTATCGCCTCTCAACCAGGTGTTCGAGTACCTCCGTGAATCCTCCAGTATGCCAACCAGGTGGGAACAGGAAGGGGCAAAAGCTCCGGGCACACCTGCGCTGCAGCAGGTCAAGCTGACACTGATGTCGCGGCTCGGTTATGGCGAGCTGCAGGCGCTCTGCATTCCGCTTGCAAAAGCGTTTTGGGACTTTTTCGGGCTCTGGGAAATGGAAGGCAAACTTGAGCTGGCGGATCCGGAGGACCTGGCGGCCGTTCGCCAGGTGATCGAAGAGGCCAAAGCCGAAGCCCGGAACGGCCATCGCCCAACTGACAACCCCACAACTCGCAACTAGCAATGCCCGAATTCAAAATCAATATCCGCGCGGACAATCAGGGGTTCGGCCAGGTCATTCAGAACACGGTCACCAGTCTGAACAGCAAATTGACCGGGGCACTCACGAGCCGGCTCGGTGGATTCTTAAGCGGTGGCGCGCTCGCCTTTTCGGCTAAGTCGGTGATTGATTATGCCAGTCAGTTTAATGATTCAGCCAGCAAACTTGGCGTCGGCGTTGAGTTCCTCCAGGAGGCCGCATTTGCCGCGAAACAGACTGGCGCCACGATGGGCGACGTGGAGATGGCATTGAAGCGGATGCAGGTCTCCACCATTGAGGCGCTCAGCGGCAAACCCGGTAATGAAGCGCAAACAGCTTTCGAGCGACTCGGTGTCAGCCTGGAGGATCTGCGGACAAAAAGCGTTGAGGATGTGTTTCGTAAGATCGCCGAGCATGTGCAACGGGCAGGGCAAAGCGGCCGGACTCTGACGGATATGCTCCAGTTAATGGGCCGATCGGCTGATAGTTTGTTGCCCGCATTTGTTCAGGGCTTTTCCGATCTGGCGAAAGAGGCTTATCGATTGGGCCTGGTGCTCGATGACATCACGCTCAAGAAGCTCGATGCGATGGGCGATAAGTTGGATGTCATCAGTCTCAAATGGAAGATTCTGATCGCGAATCTGACGATCGGTGCGGACAACATTTCCGGCTTTTTCGAGAAGGCGTTCATGAATGTAGCCGCTGCCGCCGCCAAATTTCAGGCGTTGCGGCTGGGGTTCAAACCGGAGATGGCCGAAGCGATCGGCCAAAGCATTTTGGATGAGTTTTACAATAAGATCGTGGAGGAAAATCGGCCCCAGGCGAAACAGAGTGCTGTGACGCCTTTCCCTGAGATGCAGGCGCGCAAAGAAATTGCTCAGCGCGCCATCAGCCCGCTCGGCCAGGATCAATTCGCCCGCCAGGGCCTCTATGTGACGGCCGGCGCGCAGGGGCTCGCCCAGACCCAGCTCGGCCTGTTGCGGTCCGCGAACATCAAGCTCGATTCGATCAAGATGGCCATCGATAACAACACCACCGTTACCCGGAACATTTTGGACTAATGCAACAACTCGCTGGCAACCTGGAGATGACGGAGCAGCGGCCGAAACGCCGCTTCCGCATGGGCACGGGCTGGAGCCTGGTCCGGTCCTGGCGCGGGGCCACCAGCAAATGCCCGGCTTTCCTCACGGCTGGCCTCCAGGCGGGCGGCTTGCTCGCTTATGCCACGGATCTCGAGGTGACGGAGGAGCTCGATGGGATGGCAATTGTCTCGGCGGAATTCGCCGTCGTGGATGGCTCCGGCGCCCAATCGAACCTGACTCCGTCCGATCCGATCTCGCGCGTCTGGAAGCTGGATGGGAATGACGTCGAGATTGAACCCTTCGCTTTGCCCGCGGTGCAGACTGTGTTGTTCAAGATTACGGATCCGACCAAACGCGCCCGGTTTGTGGCCGATACCCGAGCGCTGGCGGAAGGCCAACGGACTACCACGGACGAAAACGGCGATCCGGTGGATTTGACGTCTGAATTCATTATCGGCTCGCTCACAGGCACGCCGGGAATCAGCACCGAAGATCTGACGGTCCTGCAGAACCTGATCGATGCGATGGCTTCAGGGGTCCAATCGTTTCCCGTGAGCCATTACGTCCTGCGCAAAACCGAGACGGTGGCTGTGAATGCAACTACAGCCAAGGCGAGTCACGATCGCGTGGGCAAAATGCTCACTTATCAAACGCTCAATGCGCTGGAGCCCACACTGGCGAATGATCCCACGGCGCTCCTGATCGATGCGGCAAACTTGGAGAGATTTTTCTGGCAGAAACGGCGGCCGTTGACCGATCCGGTCTCGCGCGGTCAATGGCAGATCACCCAGGAATATTGGGCGTTCGAAGCGTTCAACAAGTTCGTTTACGGAGAAGCTGTATGA